AAAGAATAAAAACAAATTTCTCAGAGAGAAAACTGCATCATATGGGGGGGATTTCTGGGGGAATGTTGCATAAATACAACTGTCAAGCATTATTTTTCATTGTAATGTGTTGCAAAAATGTCACAGTCAAGAACTATTTTGCACCAATTCCAGCGTGTCGGCATCTAATCCACGCCTGACGCCATACCGTGCGTCGGTGTCTGATGCATGTATGCGCTCACCTGTGCCTAATTCTGCGCGAGCTGAATTTTTTTCTTGACGCTCCGGGCCGATGTGCTATTGTGGTTGCAGTTGATCGGGCGGTCCGGTCAACGATCTCAAAGAGAAAGGAACTATTATGTTGAAATTTGACAAGAAAACCGGCGATATCGTAATCCGCATTCGGGCGAACGATCTCTCCGCGCTGCCGGATTCCAAGTCTGGCAAGACAAAGGTGGTCGCCAGCACCAATGGATTCGTGATGTCCACCGTGGACGGCGCGCCCGAGCTGGGAACGGTCAAGATCAATATGAACGTCGTCAAGTAAAAAGTAGGGCTGGGGTTGGGATCAGTTGATCCTGACCCCTTCCGCCGCTGCTGTTTTATTTTAGCGTGTCGGCATCTACTAATACTACTAAGACAAAAAAAGAGAGAGGAGCCGAAGCCCCTCCCCCCTGTCTTCAGTTTCTGCTGAGTAACAGAGCACCTGCCATCGAAGCACATATGCCCATGATTGCTAGCATTGCTGCTACTACGTAACCCAGACCTGCTGGTAGCTCATCAGGATTGTAGAAGCTTACTCCACTCACAACAAGAAACACACCAACCAAAACCAGAAACACTGCGAATACTGCTTTCATCTTCTTTCTCCTTTGTGAAAGAGGACGGGAGCCGAAGCCCCCGCCCATCTACTCCTTAGTGGTTGTACACGGTGTAAGTACCATTCTTACCCTCTGTCTCGTAAGAGGTGGTGCTTACCTTCGTACCCTCAAAGACTGTCTGGTTACGCTGACAGTTTGCCCAGAGGCTTCTGAGATTCTCATAGGTTCCAAAGTAAGTAACCTTAGAGTAATCCAGCATCGTGAGCGTAACACGGTACACTGGAAGAGGCTCCCAAATGTAGTTGAGCATCTTCTCATCCGTGAGATGAGGGACGGTGCAGTAGCGCACCTTCACGAGATCAATAGTGTTTTCCATGTCTTTCTCCTATGGAAAATGATACATGATTTTCTTGGTAGTTTACCGGGAGGCTCATGTTTATCTCCGGGCTTGCGGTTTTAAGCCTTCTGAACCGGAAGGGTAGTCCCCTTCCCCGCTTGGCAATTATTAGACTAACATCTTTACCGGATTTGTCCAGAAAAAAACGACATGGGCGAAAGGTCAGACCGGGGGCAAAAAAAAGCGGCCAACATTTTTTTATAGAGTAAACCCACCCACCCAAAATGACCATCATTTCAAAATGGCCCCCCTTGTTTTAAAAGTAGGATACCTATATCGCACTTAAACGTACATACTGTTGCATATTTGCCACAGTTGCATAAATTTCAAAAATATGATATTCTAATCTTGTATTTGATTTGAAGCAGCTTAGATTAATATAGATTAATATTGAATCTAGTTTTATTTTTCTTATTATTTTTATAAACATATTCAACCTGAATCTATTTGAATCTAATATGTACATATGACTCAATCTCCTCCACATGTTCTGTACGGAAGACTATCTGATAAAGAATTAAAAGATAAGATTTGTCTTCTAGCGTCCCAACGCGCAACCAACTATGCAGGACGTGATCTAGCTGAAATGAGAAAAGAATATAAGAGAAGACAGAATGTACGTCTTGCTCAAAAAGAAGTTCGTACTTATAATAAGAAAATGAAAGATAATTCTTTGTCTTTAGAGGAAAAAGAAATGCTCGAAAGGCCCGAAAAGGGACGCAAGTTTAAAAAGGGTGAGTTCATGGCGGGAATGTCACCGAAGCAGGAAAAGTTCTGTATGGAGTATCTTGCTACGGGTGACACGCTTACGGCTTACAAAGCTGCAGGTTATGCTCTTGCAGACACTGATGGAGAAAACAGACAGAGAGCTTCTCGTGTGTTTGCACAGGAAAAGATTAAGCAGCGTATCAATGATTTAAGAGATGAAGCTATTGATCGTATGGCGTGGTCGGCTGATCATGTTCTACATCGATTGGATGAAGTGTATCAACATGCACTAGACAATGGTGACTATACGAATGCGAATAGAAGTATAGAAGCAGTTGCAAAGCATCTTGGTATGTTTGTGGATCGTACTGAAAGTAAAATTAAAATGTCTTCCTTTTCGAATGACACAGACAAAGATGCAGTTGAAAAGGATATAGCAAAATTAGCAGAGATAGCTGGATTAAAAGTTATATCAGGTGGAAAAGAAGAGTAGGGTCATCTGATATGAACGTAGAAGAGTTTAAAGAATTTATAAAGATAAATCCTCTTGATGAGGAGAATCCTTATAATACAAGTTCTTTTTCAGGAAGGTTAGAGTACTCTCCGGGTCAACACTCTGTAGGAACGTTTGGACACAAACAGGCTATGGATCGTATTCAATATATGATTGAGATTTGGCATAGTCAGATTTGCAGTCATCCTTCATTTAGAAATCCTGATCCTGATATGAATGAAATAAGAGACAAAGCTGCTCACATAGCAATAGGTTTGTTTGACTTGTTTAACACTCTATACGAAAAAGAATTGCTTCAACGCTCTAATCACAAAGTACAGTAATGTCCTCTGCACAAGCATCTGCTGATCAGATTCAAGCAAGAGATGCAATGTTTGAGCTTGTCATAGGCAATGCTCGTAATGACTTTCTAACCTTTGTTCGCCTTGTTGCACCGCAGCTAGTTGCTGACTTTAAGATGGGTCGGCACATTGAAGTAATATGTAAGAAGCTTCAACAGGTAGAAGAAGGGTCAGTTAAAAGACTGATGGTGTTTCTACCGCCGCGTTCCAGTAAGTCTGTTATTTGTTCTAAGCTTTTTCCTGCATGGTACATAGGCAGACATTCTAACCATGAAATTCTCTCAGTCTCTCATTCTGACCAGCTTGCTAGTGATTTTGGCCGTTCTGTTCGAGATGTCGTTAACTCTGAAATATTTAAACTAATCTTTCCAGAGGTTACGCTACGCTCTGATGTACGTGCTGCAGGTAAGTGGCAGACAAATCAGAACGGTGTGTATGTAGCAGCGGGTGTAAGAACACAGATTGCTGGACGTGGCGCACACGTTGCACTGCTTGATGACGTTATGTCAGAAGAAGATGCATTCAGTGAAGCAGGTCGTAGGTATATTAAGGAGTGGTATCCTGCAGGTCTACGTACTCGCTTGATGCCCAATGGTGCAGTTGTTATCATTAATACTCGTTATCATGAAGATGATATATGTGGTTGGCTTCTGGCTGCAGAAGAAAAAGCAGATAAAGACGCTAATCTTGATCCGTGGGAAGTTATCAAGATACCAGCATGGCTGGACGAAACTGCAGCACAGATTTTGAATCTTCCAGTAGGTTCATCTTACTTTCCAGAATGGAAGCCTGATAACGTATTAAAAGCAGATGAAGTAGAAATAAAAAGACATAATGGTTCTCGTTATTGGGAATCGTTGTACATGCAGAATCCGGTTCCGGCTGAAGGCGGAATCATGAAGCGTGAATGGTTTCGCAGTTGGAACGAAGAGTCACCTCCACCCTGTGACTTTATTGTTCAGACTTTTGATACAGCCTTTTCTACAAAGACAACGGCTGACTATTCTGTGATGCAGACGTGGGGAATATTTGAAACACTGGAGACAGACAGTCGTGGTGTGGAGATGTGGGTTCCACACATTATTCTTCTTGGTAATGTACGAGATAGATTTGAGTATCCAGAGCTACGTGCTCGTGCTCAAGATGAATATGATAAACATCAGCCAGATGTTATCATGATAGAAAAGAAAGCTAGTGGTCAATCTCTGATACAGGACTTACGCAGAGCGGGTCTTCCTGTTTTGGAATATACACCAGATCGTGATAAAGTAAGTAGAGCAAATGCGATAACTCCTTTTCTTGAGGCAGGTCGCGTTTGGCTACCGCTTATGAAAAGCTGGTCTATGACTTTGTTGGAAGAAGCTTCAAGTTTTCCGCACAGCCGCCACGATGATCAGGTTGATGCGATGGTAATGGCTGTGCTATATATGAGGGACAGTTGGAAAGTAGAACATCCAAATGATCCTGACTTCGAAGAAGATGAAGATGTATATCGATCTCCAAAAAAAGGATATTGGAGTTTTGCGAGTTCTAACTAATTAAATAAAGGAAATATATTATGGCTGACATGCGAGAAATGTTTAGCTCCAGTAATGCTATGACCGCTGAAGAAGAACGTCGGTTTATGGAGCGTCAGGCTAAAGAAGGCAATGAAATGCTTCAGCTTGAGCGTAATCTTAAAAAGCTCAACAAGGGCAAAGGTAAAAAGAAAAAAGAAGATTCCGATGATATCGGCATGGCTTACGGTGGCGCTGCTAAACGTATGAAGATGCAGTATGCCGGTGGCGGTTCTGTTATGAATTACAAAGACGGCGGTGCAATGTGTGGCCGTCCTACAGGACAGGGCTACGGTAAAGCTCGTAAAGGATAAAAACTAATGGCTGTAGAACGCAATCCATTTGAAGTTCTTCCCGGTGGCCTAGATGATAGTATTAGCGATGATGGCGCTGATCTTGAAATAGACATTGAAATAGAAGACGGTGAGCTAGAAGGCATAGAGTTAAGTGAGGATATGGCCGCACTTGCTCTTGTTGAAGAAGATCACTATGCCAACCTTGCAGAATATCTTGATGATGATGATCTGAAAGAAATTGGCAGTATGGTTTGCGAACAGTTTGAAGCAGATCGTGATTCGCGTGGAGAGTGGGAAAGCACTTTTGAACGTGGATTCGATCTGCTTGGCTTGAAGCTGCAAGAAACTACTGAACCTTTTGAAGGCGCTTGCACTGCAGTTTCCCCGCTGATTATTGAGTCAGCTATCAAGTTTCAAAGTAAAGCATCTATTGAACTGTTTCCTCCGGGTGGCCCGGTACGCACACAGATAGTTGGCTCTGCTGATCCTGAAAAGGAAGCACAGGCAACTCGTGTACAACAGTTCATGAACTACCAGCTTACGGATCAGATCAGCGAGTACTTCGATGAATTTGAACGTATGTTGTTTCACCTACCGCTTGTAGGTTCTGCATTTAAAAAGATTTACTACGATCCAAGCATAGAACGTCCGTGTTCTGAGTTTGTTCCCGTAGACCAGTTTTACGTGTCTTATCATGCTCCCGATTTGAAAAGGGCAGATCGTTACACACATGTAATTTATAGATCACCCAACGAACTGCGAAAAGAAATTTCGGTGGGCATGTATCGAGACATTGATCTTCCTCAAGCTTCTGCACCTGACCCGTCTATGCTTGGTCAGAAGATCGACTCACTGATGGGTCTTGCACCTTCTCAAGATTATGATCAGCAATATGTTGTTCTTGAACAGCATTGCTATCTTGATCTTCCAGAACCGTTCAACGATCCTGATGGTGTAGCGTATCCTTACATCGTCACTGTAGAAGAAAGTAGCGGACAAGTTCTAGCTATACGACGTAATTTTAATAAAGATGATGTAAGGCGCGAGCGCGAAACTTATTTCGCTCATTACAAGTTTGTTCCGGGTTTTGGATTCTATGGCCTTGGCCTTATTCATCTACTGGGCAATCTTACTATGTCTGCAACGGCTGCGCTGCGTAGTCTTGTAGATGCGGGTCAGTTCTCTAATCTTCCGGGTGGATTCAAGGCTCGTGGCGTTCGTGTTGTGGGTGGCAACGATCCTATCTCTCCCGGTGAGTTTCGTGAAGTTGAAGCTACAGGCATGGACCTGCAAAAGTCTATTGTGCCTTTGCCTTACAAAGAACCGTCTCAGGTTCTGTTTCAGATGCTGGGCTTTCTTACGTCTGCGGGTCAAAAGTTTGCAGATACGACTGATCAGATTGTTGCTGATGCCACGAACTACGGTCCAGTAGGAACTACTATGGCGCTGCTAGAGGCAGGTGCCAAATTCTTTAGTGCTGTACACAAAAGACTACACCACAGCCAGCGTGAAGAGTTTAATATTCTTTCACGTTTAAACTTTGAGTTTCTGCCTGATGTATACCCATATCAAATTCCTAACATTGACTCCAGTATTTTTAAGTCTGATTTTGATGGTAGGGTTGATGTTATTCCTGTTTCTGATCCTAACATTCCCTCCGCTGCTCATCGCTTGGCTATGGCACAAATGGTGCTACAGTTGGCGAGTCAAGCGCCGCCCGGAATGTACGACTTACGACAGGTTCATTTAGGTATTCTGTCTGCTTCAAATATTCAGAATCCAGAGCGGTACATGCCAGCCCCAATGCAGCCGCAGCCAGCCGATCCTATTACGGACATTCAAGCGGCATCTCAGGGCAAACCTATTAAAGCATTTCCAGAACAGGATCATGCCTCTCACATTGCAGTGAAGACTGCTTTTATTCAAGACCCGACACTCGGTCAGAATCCGATGATGCAGACTGTTGTTCCTGTATTACAAGCTAACATTCGTGAGCATATGGTTCTTCAGTATGCAGAGCAGATGGGTGGTCTTGTTAATATGGGTGCAGAACAGCTTCAGCAAACCAACACTGAGATTACTCCTGAGATTATGGGTGAGCTTACTACTGCAGCGGCTCAACAGGTTCTACAAGCTAATCAGGGCGGTGCTAACAGTGTTCAAAGTCTTGAACAGCAAAGCATGGAACTTGAGCGTATGTCCTTGGATATTAAACGCGAAGGTATGCAGATTGAAGCTACGAAAGACGCAGCAGAACTTTCTCTTAAAAATCGTGAGCTTGCTATTAAGCAGCAGGAAGTTCAGTTACGTGCTGCTTCTAAAATCAGTGATAAAGAAGATAGAGAAGTTGATCGTCGTATTCGTGCTCTCAAAGATGCTGGCAATATGCAGATAAAGAAAGAATCCAGTATTCGAGATCAAGAAACAAAACTAGCTATTGAAGCTGTTCGTGCGATGCTTAAAGAACGCGAAATGTTTATGAAAGAGCGTGAAGCAGCAACTCGAAACATGGCTCAAGGTGGCGCAGTAGATGACTACTCGCAGGGTGTTCGTGAAATCGATACTCTTCTAGGAAGGCTGACCGTTGATACTTCTGAAGAAGCAATGGCTACTTATGAAGAAGGTATGCAGGACAGTGCTCCGATTAACATTCCAAAAGCGGATCGTTATCCAGCGGGAGACAAAATTAGAGAGATTGCAGAACAAACTGGAATACCTCTTAATTCTGTGATACAAGAAGTACGTAATCAACAGCAAGATAATATTGTAGGTGATCAAGCAAGAGAAGTACTATCAGAACTAGGTGCTTCTGAGTTACTTCCTCTTATGATGCCTGAAACGGATGATGATGAAGAGTTACGTATTGCTATTCGTCCAAGTGAAGAGCTTGAAGATACAAAAGTGTCTTTAGGAAAAACCGAAATAATTTCAGAAGACATGGAAAGAAAAATGGATAAAAGTTCTTTAGACCTTGTAAAAGAGTTTGAGGGTTTTGAAGAAAAGGCTTATGACGACTCAGTTGGTGTTCGTACTATAGGCTATGGTACTGCCGCTACGTCTGGCCGTGCTATTCCAGATGAGATAACTGAAGAAGAAGCTTCTGCTCTTGCTCAAGAAGATTTAGATAATCTTGACAGGCAGCTTGATGATTTGCTTCAGGTAGAAGTTACTCCCGGTCAACGAGAAGCTCTTAAATCGTTAGCTTACAATGTAGGTATAAATGCTGTTGCTCGTAGTCAGGGTTTGAAAAAACTTAATCAGGGTGACGTTGAAGGAGCGGCTGAAGAGTTCTTTGACGAAGACAAAGGATTTGTAAAGGCCGGTGGCAAAAAACTTGCTGGATTGGTTCGACGCCGTGCAGCAGAACGTGACGTGTTCTTTAGTTAAGTAGAGTGAAATGGCTTTAAAAAAATATCAAAAATCTAACAAGATTGAATTTAAAAAGATAAAAAAGAAACGAAACACTAATTATAAAAAAGTACCGAAAAGGCTCAAGAGACAATCTTTT